CTCGTCTCTTAAATCAATATCTTTAAACTTAACAATTGGATAAGATCTAAACCCTAAATCTTTGGCTATTCTTCTAATTTCGGGCTGCAAGAAGTCTTGGATAAAAGCCTCTCTTGCTTCTTTTAATCTATCTAAAAATACTCTAGCCTTAATTTGAGCTCCATTATATTTGTCGTCATTGAGAATAATATTTTGTAATCCTTCTTTAATATCTTTATTGATTACTTCGTATTTTCCTGGTCCAACAACCTTATTAATATCTGGAATAACAAAGTCAGCTTTTGTTGTATAATCTGATACTAGCACGCGGCCAACAGATTCATTTTGAAAAAGCTTTTGCATAGCCTTGACATTGTTTGGATTAATTCCTCCCTTGTCTGGTTCTGCGCCCATTGTGATCATAAGAATTACATTCTCAACAGTTCTCATGATGGCTTGGTCCATCTTTTTCATTTCCATTTTGGCGTTAATATCTTCAAGGACTGGATAACCAAATGGGATGGCAAACGGCTCATAATCTTGTTTCTTGTAGAAACTGTAAGAAATTTTTTCGTTCTTTAAGTTTATTTTAAGGCCATCTTTAAAATAAGCCCCATCTTTAATTTGCTTTTTTACCTCTGGGTCTAAAGCTTCAAACACCTCTTTGTCATAATCATTTTTAGGGTTTGATAGTCTCTCCATATCAAACTCAGAGAGAATCTTAGCATATGCCCCATCCTTTGTATTAAATACGGTACTTCTTTTAGCTACGATTTCAAAGGGGTTTAAAACAATATATTTTAACGGAAATTTATTTAATGAAGGCCCTTCTGATACATTTTGTGAAAACTTTTTGTAATCGTCTAGATTAAACTTACCATCGATGCGATAGAGAAAAATGTTACCACTTCTATAATATTCTCTAAAATACTGGTCTTTTAAGTCCCAAATTTTGATTCTGTCTAAAAGTTTTTCAAAAAAGTTTCTTGATGTCGCATTGCCTCCTTCTAGATATAATTCAGCGTTAGCAAACTCTGACATCATATCAATAGTGTTTCTAAAGATAGGCACATTTGCATATGCTTTCTGACAAAGCTCAATCGCCTCCCTTACATTGATACCATCAGAAGAAATTTCATATGGCAAAAGTCCGCCTCTAATCTGGCTAAATTTATTAAGCGGGGCAGTAACAGACGATCTGTTGATTCGACTGGAAGTGTTTGACGATGATAAACCACTTATAGAACCAGCTCTATTGTACGATCCATGAGAAACATGATAAGACTCTCCCATCGTTGCTGGTTCTACATTTTCTTCAAAGCCAGCTTGAGATTCTTGAGGCATGTTCATCATATCGTAATATATATTCATTCCCCAGTTCCCTAGTATCAATGCAGAATAAGAGTCCTTTCTTGCTTTATCGACTCCTTTTTGCCTTTTTAAATTAGGCGGTAAATCAAAACTTTGCGTTCCTCCAGCTGAACTGGAAACTTGTATAAGAGCACATTCAGCTTTAGTTAAATCAATCATATCCTTTTGGTGCTCAATAAATTCGATCATTTTAGCTCCTACATTTTTTTCATCTTCGTATTTAGAAAATTTTAAGTCTCTGATTGGTATTTTTTTAGCTTTTTGTTCAGAATAATTATCGTCCATCGCTGTAGCTGCAAAGTATAGTTTTTTTCTATCAAAAGCTGTTTGTAACATTTCGTTTGCATTTCTTATCCATACTGACAAAGGCTTTCTTAAGTGACATATAACTTTACTTTGAACATTATATTTTCTTCTAGCATCCCTTAAATCTTTAATATACTCACGCGGATTGTTAAAATCTCCATCAAATGTGCCTATCTCTAGCTTGTCTTTTTTAAATAAATCACTTTCGTTACAGGAATTTATAAACTGAACTCCACCATTATAATCTCCTACAATCATAATTATGTTGAAATGATCTAATATATATTTGAAGTAAGTTATGTGTTTTTTTAGATTGGTTCCTGGTAAAGCGTAGCTATGCACAAGTACACCTTTTTTTTGTTCGGATAATAGTTTTATAACCTGTATAGCAAAATCATCAGAGGCTTCAGATTCAGACCAAGAGGGGTCAAACGCTAAAATGTATTCAGCCCCTTCTTCTCCAGCGACTTCTATAGAAGGAGATTCTCCATCCTCAATTGTGCAATCTGCCATTTTACTAATTTTAAAATAACCAGCGCTATCATCAGTAAACTGAGCATTAAACTCTCTATCAATCTGCGACTGACTCATCGTACCTCTAGCCTGTGATATTAAGTTTTCATCGTATAACGCTTTAGGTGCACAATCATAACTAAACTGCATGATACATCTTCTACCTTGATTTTTTGCTCCAGGATTAAAGATCATATTTTCATAGGCTTGATACATTTTATAAAGATACTCAAACTTATAAGATGCAGAAGACAATCCAATCATTTTATTGGATGGCCACTCCGTTCTTTCATCTTCTGTCATTTTTCCAGCTTTAATCATTGCATCTTCTGCATCTTTAATTTTTTGCCTTTCTGTCGGGTTTTCCACAACAGCTAGGAAGGGCATAATAACTTCATTCAAAACTTTCTCTGGCATAAGCAGAAGCTCATCAATAATAATTCTTTGAAAACGAAAACCACGAAGCTTTTCTCCATCACCAAGCGGTAAGGCGGTTATACGACTCTTGCCAATTTGCATGGACCATTCATCATTAGACTTGCTTACCTTACCAATACATTGTTTAAATAGCTCAGCTTTAGGGTCTTGTGATATATCTTCTATTTTTCTAAAAATCATTTTAGATTGCCTGAAAGATTTTGATATAATTCCAATATGAACCCCTTGATTCATCATAGCATCTAATAAAGCGAAAATACCAGTAGAAAATGATTTTGACATACCACGAGACCAGATACCTAAAAAATAATCGTTTTCCATCATTGCCTTAACTGCCATATGTTGAAACGGAAATAATTCTATACCAGTGAGAAGTTCTGTTGTAAAGGTTACATTTTCTTTTAGAAATTTATATAACCAAATTTTTGCTTTGGTATCTTCAAGATAACCCTCAAGATTCATAATCTGATCATTAATTGGATCTCTTTTTAAAGGTTTTTGATTTCCTAGTTCCCAACTCATTTTTCTTCCTTATCTAAAAAATATTGTATGTCTACATCCCATAGCTTATTACCTAAAAAAAGTAATTTAGGTATTATTTCTTCGCTATGCTTTCTACTATCTGTAAAAACAAATTGACAGTTTCCAGCAAATTCGTGCTGTACAGAAATTAAATTAGAAAAAACCCAACCCAGTTTTGGGGCCCTTCTTCCTTTTGCGAAGACAGCTTCTTTTTCTATTGCTTCAAGAGATTTTTCTATAACTATATACATATAGCTATCTAGTTCAACGCATCTTTGCATCTCTCTTCTAAATCTATCTACTTGCCCCCCAAAGGTTGACAAGAAATCTCCAGCGCTTTTTCTATCTACAAATGTGTTAGTAAAATCATCTCCACCTAAAGTGTAGTCCCCGAAGTCTAACTTCAAAATTGAAGACCTGCCGAACTTTAATGGTTGCTGCTCCCTAGTATCTATCAGAACTTTAACTTCCACATTATTCATAAATTCTTTTGGCATACTCTTGTAGAATATAGGCTTTACTCCCATAGCCTCACAAGCTTGAGTATATGTCCCAAAGTGTTTTTTATAAATGTCTAAGTCTGGCAACTGTCGCTTGAGAAGCTCTAAATGAAACGGTGCATTCTTGTATTTTTTTCTTTCAATTCTTTTTTTACCCAACTCAAGAATATAATTTTTAACTTCTTCATCTGGCGCAGACTCACACCACTTTATAAGTTGTGATCTATTAATGAAATCGTTTGCAAAGTATTCTTCTTTTTTCTTAAAAGGCAAAGGGTTTCCGTTAAGTTTATTAAACCTGGGGTAGTGTTTTACATAGTAATCCGCCACATACATTTTATGTGCCTTAAGATGTGCGTGGAGAGCTTTTTCTGTTTCAAACTCAGCCTCACATTCTTTACATTCATAAGACATCTTCAATACCGATACCTAAGACACGAGCCTTCCAAGCAGTCATACCTTCAAGTCTTTTGGCTTCCTCTTTTATTACTTCTTTTTGCATCTCAGCAATTCGAATCATATTTTTTCTTTCTTCTTCTTCCTGAAATAGTTGAACAATTGATAAAAATGATGCATTTTCTTTTTGCTTGTTTGCTAGACGAGCACCTCGATCTCCTTGAAGTTTCTTTGTTAGATTTTCTATACGAGTTTCGCATTGATGATATTCTGAACTTTTAGCTTTAATAATTTCTGCCAACCTAATGCTCATTTCATCTTGATCATCTGCAGATTCAAACATGTCGTTTAGTTTTTGCAGGTGAGAAGTAATAAGTTCTAAATTAATAATTTCCTTACATACATTCATGTAAAGATTAAGTTCGTCTGGTGTTAGATCTGGTTTATCCCAAGTTAATCTAACAAATTCTTGCTCAAAAAGTTCTTTGTCTCTGAGATTAATATAATTATTAACGATGGCTACAAATCGCGAATTAGATAAATTAACCCTTAACTTGTCACAACAAGTATGTTGATTTCGTGACATTTTGTTTTCTTCTAAACCATATCCAGTAGAATCATTAATTTTTTTAATTATTCTCGAGGTTGCTTGAGGAGGGGCGTAGGCTATCGAAGAATCGCCTGAAGGAGCCTCTCTTTCTTGACCCAGTATGTCGTTTACGGCCCTCCACTCATTACTAAGCCTCTTGACCTCCTTATTAAAAAGAACGTCTGCAATTTGAGATGTATTGAAGCCCTCGCTTTCCATCTCTAAAACTTTATCTATTTGTTCCTCTGAGAGAGTTACATCATCTGACTTTGGACGTTTTGTAGTTTTAGCTCGTAAACCATTTTCTGCTAAGAACTTGCTTACTGCACGACCCTCTTTAGATCTGCCGTCTAACGACTCATCTTTATTC